TGAAAAACCGGACACGCGAAACTAACTCTGCCCATGGGCGCGACTGGTTCCGCTGGCGTCAGGAGAAGCCCTCGCCGGGAAGGAACCATGCCCACGTTTCACCTTTCACCCCCTCCCTCACGTACACATGCACATACACGCGGGCGGGCGTCGCGCGGGCAGGTGGGGGTGAAAGGGTGAAAGATAAAGAGAGAGTTGTTGTTTCTTCCTATATATAGGCCATTTCCTGCGATCTCACGTTTCACCCTCAGGGGGTGAAATGTGGGTGAAACCTGGGGAAACGTGACCGTCCAAAACGCCAATTCTGTCACTTTGTGGCCGCTCACGTTTCACCCCCGTCGCTGGTTTCACCATCAGGTTTCACCCCCCGCGCCAAGCGATACATCCGAAGCGCCGAGCCCGCCCTGGGCACGGTGACGGCCTCGAGGTCGCCTTGCTGGGCCAGCGTCTCGATCAGCATGCCGAATGTCTTGGCGTCCATCTTCATCCGCTTGAGCAGCACACTGTGCGGCAGTTCCTTGCCCGGCGCATCGCACAACTTGTCCATCAGCTTCAAGCACTCGGCGTGAAAGGGGTTGTCCGCCACGTGCGACGCGGCCATGAACAACATGCGCCGCGTCTGATGCATGATGAACTCGGACGCCCACTGCACGGCGGCCAGGCTGATGCGAGGCGACTGGTGGTTCTCGCTGACGGCGTAGAGCAGCGACAGCTTGCGGACTTGTTCACTGACGCGCCCCCAGACCGTCGTGCCGACCGAATCGCAGCCGTCTTCGGCCTTGCTGTATTCGGCCTCGGCCTGTAGGCGCGTCTCGATCAGCAGGCGTTTGGCATCATCGCCGTGCTCGATAATCGTCGCCGCCGGGTGCCAGTCCTCCAGGTTGCCCGTGCCGGGCTGGTAGTCCGCCCACCATTTCGCGGTCGCCAACACGCGGGCGGGAAGGTCCCGGATGGACGGTTCCTGGCCCGTACCACGAGGCCCGGCTTCGAGGATGATCATGCGGGCGAAGAAGCCGTTGGTGAGCATCCGCTCGCTGAGGGCTTGGTAATAGTGGTTCGGAATGGCGGTGCCGAAGATGACCAGGCTTGGCTGGTCGATGACGCCGGGCGCTTCCTTGCCCGCCTTGCGCCGCATGGGGAAGACGCTGTTGGCCGACGAGTACATCGTCAGCAACGTGGACATGATGGCTTCATGCCGGGCGTCCCTGGCCTTATTGATCGACTGGAGCATGCCGTCGATCTCGTCGGTCTGAAACAGCATGCTCGGCGTCTGGAACAATGCGTCCTGAATGCCCTCGCCGGATGCGAAACGCTCGCCGAGGCAGTTGGCCAGACCCACCTCGTGAACGATGCGGGTGTTGACCTTGCGCGGCCAGTCCTTGCCCGCCGCCGAGTGCGCCAGGCCCAGCAGGTAGATGTTGGTGCGGTTGTCGCCGTTGTCGCGAACCTTGCGCCCGGCCAGGAAGGCCAGCAGCGATAGCGCCCCGCAGAAGGCCATCACCGGATTGGGATACGGCGCGGTGGCCAGGCAGTAGTCCATGACCTCGCTGACAAAGCCCGGCATTCTGAGCATCTCGGCCGAGAACGGCCCGGGGTCGGCAATCTCTGGCCCAGGTGCGGATTCTCCGTTGCACACGGCCATTGTCTGGCAGAGAGCCGCATTGTCCGACGGACAAGCGCCGGGTGTGGCGGACATTCGTACTTTGGCCGAGATGTCCGCACCGGCGGCGCTGTCGGCCAGAGAATCGCCGCCGAAGCCGCGTTCTCTCAGAGATCGTGCAGCCTGTTCGAAATCTCCGCCATGGTTGAGCAATGTGTAGACGGCGAACGGCGTGTATGCCTGGTTCGGCTCGAACGGTGCGGTATTGGACGAGAAGACGTAGAAATGCTCGCCGTTGAACGTCGCCGACCATCCGGATGTCTTGCCTGGCCGTCGCCAGTATTCGTTTTGGCCGCCGCGAACGCGTGACCATCTGAATTGTTCGAGCACAGCCCGCACATCTCCGCGATTGTTGAAGTCATCGCCGGGCCTGTTCGCATTGTTCGACGGACATCTGGACCTGTGCGAATTGCTGGCCGACATCGGCGAATTGTTCGAACTGTCCGCCGACAGTGGCCCACTGTGGCCGACAGTGGGCAACATCTTCGGACCATTGACCACCGGCGGCAGATATTCGTTCAGTTCCCACGCCGCCTGAAGCAGGATGTCCCGCTCGGCCACGGTCAGCACGGACGGATTCGCCAGGTCGCCCTGAATCAGCTCGTAGCCTGGCGTCGGCGCGCACAGGAACAGACCACCTTCGCCACGGGTCTCGATGAGCGTGGTGATCTTCTGGCCATCGCGGCGCTGGGCGAGTTTCATGTTGCCGCAGACTTCGCCCTCGCAGCGGTAGTACACATGTCGCCCGTCGTGTTGCGTCGTCTCGATGACCAGCCTGGCCAGCAGGTCCGGGGGGATGCGATGCGCCCATGCATCGAACAGCTCGCCGGCGGCGTCGAAGTCGATCATCTCGCCGTTGCCCGACACACGGCCGCAGACGATGCAGATCGCGTCGGGCCCTTTCCCGCTCCGGCCGGGCCGGTTGGCGAACCACGCCGATACCTCGGCTTCGGTGGGCAGGCGTTTTCTGAACTGGCTCCACCGGCCTACAGCCGGGCGTTTTTCGCTCCGACGCGCGGGCAGCACGCACAGACCGGCGGCCAGGTAGGCGTATGCGGCGTCCCGGATCATGCCCGTTGCCTCCACTCAAGAGGCAGATCACGCCCGCGAGAGCGATACAGAAGTTCGACCCATTTCTCTTCCGTCAGGTGGCGTCCCTCGGGGAGCAGCGCTTTTGCCCTGTCGTTAAGCGGCGTGGGGTACCACCACGAAAAGTCGTCGGCATATCGCACGAGGAAGGCGGGGATACCCGCCCGATCCGCCAGGTCGATAATCGCCCGGACGCTTGGGTGGCCGATACGCACCTCGGGGGCTCGCTCGTGCTTGTACTCCACCAGCGCCGCAGCCTTGCCGCCGTCGTATTCCAGCATCAAGAAGTCGATGTCGAGCGCCGGGCAGTCCCATCCCCACGCTTTGTGTCGCAGGCTGATCCGCTGGTCGCGCCATCCGGTGCGTTCTTCACGAACCTTCATCACCGACCTCCTCAAGAGCGTCTGCCATGCGCCCCTCGGCCGTGGTTGCGCAGTCGGCATCGACATCCAGGCCGATGAACCGCCGCCCCATGCGGACCGCCACGACGCCTGTGGTTCCGGCTCCGAGGAACGGGTCGCAGATCATGTCGCCGGGGTCGGTGAAGCGCTCGATGATGTCGGCCATGCCGCTTTCGGACTGCCCCCAGTGGTGAAAACGCTTGTCGTTGCCGTCGCTGCGGCAGACGTCGCCGATCCAGTCGCCTTCGTATTTGCCCTTGGTGAACCATAGCAGCGGCTTCCAGAACGTGTTGACCTTCTGCGTCCAGAGCTGTGCAGACTGGCCGCCCGGCGTGAGATAGGCCAGCGTCCAGTGGTACCTGAGCGACTGGGCCAGCGCAGCCAGGATGTCTGGCAGGTAGGACTGGCCCACCATGGCAATCAGCGACCCGCCGGGCTTCAGGGCATGTGCCGCCAGCTTCGCCAGGTGATCGTAGAGTTCCAGGTACCGCTTCGGGTAGGGAGGGTCCGTGATGATCCAATCGACGGATTCGGCGGCAACCTGGTGGTGGGCCTGCCTGATATCGGCGATGACCACGCGATACGGGCAGCCAGCAACGGATGGACGCGATGCCTTCCTGGCCGTCCGCTGCTGCCGTCTTTCCGCCTTCTTGAGCGCCCGGTATTCCTTATGGATCGTCGTCTCGCCGCGACGCAGCTTCTCCTTGGTGGCCTCATCGGCATACGCGTCGAGATATTCGGCCTTCGCCATCGTGCCATGGGAGATACCGGCTTTGCCGGCGAGCTGTTCCCGGGTCTCGCCTGGCTCCTGACCCTGCGCCAATTGTGGCGCAGGGTCTGCCGGCTTACCCCTGAGCATTCGCTCCCTGGCCTGCGCCGCCAGTAACGGTTTGAGGGCCAAGACCAGTTCCGCCCGCTGATACTTCGTCAGGTTCCGTCGCCCGAACTGGTGCTCGATGATCCATCGCTTGGCCTCGTCACGGCCGGCAAGGCTCAATTCTCGCGTGGAGTAATCGATGCCGTAACGGTCGCAGATATCCTTGCGATTGTGACCGTCCAGCAGCACCTGCCGCTCGGCCCAGACGATCAGCGGGTCGATACACCCATCGCGCAGGAGGTTCTCCTCCAGGCCGAGTCGCTCCTCCTCGGTCAGCGGCGGAACGAGGCATCGAAACTCCTTGTCCACGACGATGTCGCATTCCGTTGTGCATAACACCATTCGTTCGATCTCCTCAGAAGGGGATTTCGCTGTCATCAGGCGGCCAGTCCGGTACCGCCGGATCGCCCCCGTCCCGCTCGTCGCTCCCGTCCAGGCGCGGCGGGATCGGCCCGAGTTGGTAGTCGGTGATGTGGTCGAACTTCTCCCCGGCCACCGATCGCACGGTGATGGCGCGGGTCTGCGCCAACGCGCCCGCCTCGGCCAGGTCGACCGCCTGCTCGGCCGATTCGGGCAGCGGCTCGTGCGATCGCGCCCTCCACCACGCCTCGAACTTGCCCCTGGCGTAGCCGGTGTGCTCGGGGCAGACCCATTCGCTGTGGTAGTCGTTGAAGCCACAGCGGTAATCGACACGCATCGTGCGTGGATGGTCTTCGGGCGCACCGCGTTTGACGTGGACGCTGTAATAGACCTCGCTGACCTCGTACTCGGTCTCGGTGACCTCGCCGGAGAGGATGCCCGCCGTCGACGCCTGTTGGTCATGCTTTTGGCGCTCGGGTGGCGGGAACTCATGCCCACACTCGGGGCACGTGGCGTAGGCGGCGTGGATCACCGCCTGGCACTCGGGACATTCCTTTGCGGGCGCTTCGCCGGACCCGCTGCGGCGGTCTTCGACCTGGAGCGCATCGACCGGCCCGTGGCGAAGAATGTTGCCGCCGAAGTCCAGGACCAGGCAGTTGTCCTTCGATGGGTGCAGCCGGAATCCCCGCCCGACCATCTGGTAATAGAGGCCCGGCGAGTTCGTCGGCCGCAGCAGCGCGACGCAGTCGATATTGGGCGCGTCAAAGCCGGTGGTCAGCACGTTGACGTTGACCAGGTATTTCAGATCACCATTCTTGAAGCGATTGAGTATCTCAGCTCGTTCGAACGGCAACGTTCCGCCGCAGACGAACCCGCACTCGAATCCCATCTCGTCAAGAACGCGCTGCACGTGCTGGGCATGTTTGACGCCTGAGGCAAAGATCAGCACCGAGTTTCGGTCCTGTGTGTGATCGACAATCTCCCGGCAGGCGGATCGGACCAGAGAGTCGTCGTCCATCAGAGCCTCGACCTCACCGGCGATAAACTCGCCGCCTCGGATATGCAGCCCCGACATATCAGCCTTGCGGCGACCCGCCTTGGTCTTCAATGGGCACAGGTAGCCCTGCACGATCAACTCGCGAACGCCCACCTCGTAGCAGACGTGATTGAGCAGGTTGTCGGGGCCGCAGATCATCCCCGTGGTCATGCGGTACGGCGTAGCCGTCAGGCCGATCAGCCGGATGTTCGGGTTGACCACTTTCGCGTCGGCCAGGAACGTGCGGTACATGCCCTCACCATCCGGCGGCAGCATGTGCGCTTCATCGATCAGGATCAGATCGAACCGGTCGAGTTCGGCGGCGCGGCGATAGATGCTCTGGATGCCCGCCACGATGATTGGATGATCGGTGTCGCGGCTCTTGAGGCCCGCCGAGTAGACCCCGATGCGGTTCCACAGATCAGGGGCCATGGCGTGGAGTTTTTCGACCGCCTGCTCAAGCAGTTCTTTCACGTGCGCCAGGATCAAAACCCGCCCGTTCCACTGGCCCACCGCGTCACGACAGATGGACGCCATTACCGGCGTCTTGCCCCCGGCCGTCGGGATGACCACGCACGGGTGATCGTCCCGACGGCGCAAGTGGTCGTAGACGGCGCTGACCGCGTCAACCTGGTACGGGCGCAGCGTGATCGCCGGCACTTCTGGAGGTGGCAGAAGCGTCCCGGTCATACCGGCCCCCAATCCTCATCCACATGGTCCAGGTGTTCGCCGTTCTCTCGCAGCGAGTAGCATTCCTCGCACAACCAGACCATTTCGATTTCGTCGAAGTTGTAGAAGAGAAACGGGTCGGGTCCGTGCTTGCAGTCCCGCTGCCGCTTGCAGAACTGGCACTTCCTGCGACGGGGCTCCTGGTCGGGCCACAGATCTGACATCATTCATCCCCCGCGATCATGGCGGCCGTCCGGGCGTAGCCGGCGATGTCGACGAGGTTGTCGCGCTTGTGGCGGTGGGCCTGGCGGGCGAGCTTGACGGCGATCATGCACAGGGGGATGTCCATGGCCGAGACTTCCGCGCCCTCACGCAGCTTCCCGGCCAGGATGCCGTTCCACATTCGCGCCGTCCGGGCGAAATCCTCCGACGGGTGACCGTAATCCTCCTGGCGACCGGATGCCGTGATGCGTTTCGCCTCGTCCAGGACGGGCTCAGGTGCTTGGCTGGATTCCTCGCATCGGATACGGAGTCGATGCAGATGAACCAGCGGCACAGGCGTGTTCTGGAGCGGCTGGAGAGTTTCGGCATCGAGGACGGGCATGCCCAGTTCCCGCGCGAGCAGATATTCCAGCTTCGCTCCCCGCGAATCCTCCCAGCCGCCCAGCATCGCGACGGCGTCGCAACTCACCAGCAGGCCTACGTCGGCGCGGAGATAGTCCTCACGCGGCAGGTCGGTCCGCCCGCCGAAGTTCTCCGCCGGATTGACCACGTCCCAGCCCGCCTGCCGCAACCGGTCCGCCGCCGTGTGGAAGGCGGGGAAGTTGTGGTCGGGCAGGCCGGTCATCGGCCCGGCGATGTAAATGCGTTTCGGATGGTCCATGTTCAGTTGTTCTCCTAAAGACGTCCCCCGCAGAGCGGGCAGCGCCGCAGTGGAAACTCCTCGACGCGGACATCGAGCGTGCCGCCCTTGACCACCTCGCGCCGCTGGATGAGAAGCAGGTCAATCTGGCTGTCGTCCTCGTAGACGCCCGCGTGCTCGAGCGCGTCGAGAAGCGGCTTGGCGATGTTGTCCAGATCGCGGCGACGCCGGTCGGGCGGGAAGGCGTCCATCGCCAGAGCGATGCGCCCGCCGGAGGGCGGTTTGCGAGGCCCGCCGCCGCCCAGGAGGGCGCAGACGTTCTTGCGGAACGTCCGGCCCTCCCGGCTGATCAACGTGCGCGGCCCGACCCGACGCCAGTAGTGGTTGATGCTGGGCGGGTATGGAAGGTTGAGCATCACCATTGGCTTACCACCTGGATTCCTGGTTGCCCCAATCGGAGGTCTCCAGCTTGTAGACCAGGACGATCAGGATCGCCAAGAAGGGCATCAGCGGTCCGTAGACCATCGAAAGCATGATGGCGGAGAGCCGATCGTTGCGGGTCCACCGGCTGCCCATGGCCCGGTTGGACCAGCGGGCACAGAGGTATCCGATCGGAGCGCAGAGGCCCCAGATGCAGGCGAAGATCAGGATCAGTATGTTGGTGGTCATTCTTGTCTCCTTCGGGGTCATCGCTTCCACGGCGGGGTGTTGTCGGTTGCCGGCGCTTGGGGCTGTTGGCCATTGGCGGCGTCCTTGCAGGCGTAGCCCTTGATCTCGTTGGTCAGCTCGCCGGTGTCCTCGCGCTTCTTGAGCTTGACGGTGATCAGAAGCGGCAGGTTGTGCAGCTCGATGCTGTCGCGAGGCTGCATCACACCGCGGCCCGGCAGATCGCCGACAGTTCGCCCCGGGCGATCTTGACGGCCGTGGCGTTGGGGTTGTTGAGGTTCAGCCGCGCCCAGAGGACGCGGTTCTTGAACTCGCCCTCCAGGATCGTGAACGTCAACTGCAGATAGCTGCCCGAGCCGCTCTTGGTGGCTTTCATTTCCGATTCGGTGATGGCGGCGAGGTACTTGCCCGCCGGCAGCGGCTCGAAACTGGTGGTCGGTTCGACTTCGGTCGCGTTGAATCCATTGAGGTTTGCCATTGATCATTTCTCCTTCGGGTTGGTATTTTCGGGCTTGTTGCTACCCACCAGACGCAGGCCGTGGGCGGGCGAGGGGCTGGCGGTTCCGTCTCCGCCTGTCGGCTTCGCCGTGACAAGCAGCGCCTGCATCAGCGCCGACCAGG